GGGTTGCACCCTCGATGTAGGCGTAACCGCCACCGAGAGCAAATCCCTCAAACACATCAAATCCTGCGTGGAAACCAGCAGCATAATCGCCATTGGAAACTCCGCTTAGGTTATCAAAACCATTGTTGTAAAACGCACTGAAGTCGAGATCTCCGAACGAACGGGAGAGTTCGACACCTTGACCATAACCTTGTCCAAAGGTCTGGGCAGTGATGCTGTAGGTTTGAGTCGTGAGGTCTGCGGGGTTTGCAACGAATCCACTGTAGAAAGTGGGAACGAATTGACCAACGCGAACATCAGCGAAATCAAAACCACGATAATCAACGAATGCCTCTAGAAGTTCAAAGTCACTTCCCGGAGTCCACTCGCCGTTGAGTCGGAACGAAGCGTCCTTGCCAAGACGACCCTTGAGTCCAAGTCTTGCACGATACACATCGAAACCGTAAACGTCAGCGTCATCACCGCCGCCGTTATACGACCACCCAGTCTGAAGTAGACCGTCAACGGTGATCGCCATACCATCGCCGCGAAGAGATCGGCGGG